GCGATTGCGACGATCGGCGAACCGTCAAGCATTGATGGGCCGCGGTAGAAAATGAAGCCATTGGGGATTTTTGACATAGTGGAAACCTTCGCGGTTGCTGATGTTCGCAGAAATTGCGTACATCTCCACTATGCAGATTTTGCGTAGTCTGTCTACGCAGAAAATGCGTAAGGGCCAGAATATCTACAGACTGAAAGGTGATGATCGATTGAGCGGACCATTAGCTAACCCGCGGCACGAACAATTTTGTTTGTTGTTTGTGCGAGGATTGGGACAAGGTGAAGCGTACGAACAAGCGGGATACAAGTCGACGGGTCGACGATCACTCGAAGTGTGTGCCTCTCGTCTGATGAGGCACGCTGCAGTTCGGAGACGAATCAATGAATTGCAGAGTTACGCGGCCGACAGTGAATGTTTAACCGTTGCTGGTCTAATTCGCGAAGCTGCGCTTATTCAGCGTGAAGCGCAACGCGCCGGCAATCAATCCGCGGCAGTTGCAGCACTAACAGCGAAAGCAAAGATCGCCGGATTGTGGGTTGAGCGCCAAGAAAACGAGAATACAAATCTCAACTACGCTATCAGTGATCAGCTGCCGACTGAAGAGCAATGGCAACGCGAGCGCGTAGTTGATAGTTCATCTGATATCGTATCGGATGGTAATGAGCCGAAAGCCCTTGAGAAATAGGTGTTTGCGCGCGATCGCGTCGCTGCAGGATAAGAGCAGGATAAGTTGGCGCGCTAACTAACAAGTAGCTCGAGGCCCTCGAGGCCCTCGAGGCCCTCGAGGCGCTTGGCGTATTGTCGACGGGGAGGGTGGGGGCCCTCTCGGCGCGACGATAAGCATGCTTTTAATTGCAGTACCTCCCTCCCCCACCACACCCAAAATCAAACCACTTCGGAAAATCAAAAGTTACGGTCCGCCTCCCTGGTCGGCTTCCGGACCGTGAGGGCTGGCCGGCGAGAAGCTAATGAGCTGCGCCGGCCGGCTCGAAGTAACAACTCGCTGTCATGAGGTCGCCAATGCTGCGCATCGCCATTTCGATCATCGCCGCGCTTCTTGTTTCTCCCGCTTTATCTCAAACCTATCCCGCGCCTCCCGGCCCTGGTTACACGTATACGCAGCCGTGGGCTTATCCCGGCGGGGCGACGCAGTCGCAGGTCGCGGTGACGACGAGCGCTCCGGTGACACTGACAGTGCCGGTGGGTGCGACCAGCATGGTGGTGTGTGTGCGGGCAGGCAGTGCGAGCGGTATCAACTACTCGACTGACGGCACGACGCCGACGACGGGGGCGGCGGGCGCGAGCCGGCAGCTCGTGGTGGGCGCGTGCGTGCCGTATTACGGCACGGCGTACATGGCGGCGTTCAAGGCGATCGCGACGAGTGCGACGACGGCGATTGATGTCGAGTACACCAGATGAAAAGTCTTATTAGTTTTGGGACGGTTGCTCTTCTCCTGCAGGTCGGGGCGGCGTGGGGACAGGCGCCGAACATTGGCCATGGGGTTCCGACGGCGGCTCCCTACACGATTTCGGCGCAGGTTTCGGCTGATACGACCTGCAGCAGCGATGTGTCTGCGGCGATCGTTGCGGCCACGACGGCTGCGCAGGCGACTGCCTCCGCCAATGGACAGTCCGAAGCCGGTGTGTTCTTCCCGCCGGGCTGTTACGGTTTCACGCAGCGGGTCAACGCGCCGACCACAGGCCTTCCCGTCCATTATTGGGCTTATCCGGGCACGGTGACGTGGCGGGCACTGCCGCCAACCGGAAGCCAGACCTCGCTTTTCATGTTTATCGGCGCTGGCGCATCGGGCCACACCATCGAGGGGATCACCTTCGACGGCAACATGAGCGCGGTCGGATCCGACTCGTCGCTGTTTTCCTGCCTCAATGCCGATCACATTACTTTCACGCGCGACGCCTTCACCAATGCGCGCGGCGTCACGATGGCGAACTTCTCCGGTTGCAACTACTCTGGTGCCAGGTTCTCCCGTTTCTACAATATGGGGAAGTGGTATCAGCAGGCGGCAGCGAACCCGACGCTGACGACGACGGCTCCGACCACGGCCGGCAGCAATGTTCTCAACTTCGCGGATACCACCGGCATCACGACCGGCACGTTCGTCATGGACACGACCACAGCGAACAATGCTTCGATCCCCTATTCGCCGCCAACCAGCGTAACGGCGGTCACGCCTACGACGGTGACGCTGTCCGCCAACGTCGTCGCGCCCGGCGTGTCCTCTGGCGACTCCATCAAGTTCATTGCCTATGCAGGCAAAGGGATAACGATGAGTAGCTCGACCGGCAACTTCTTTGACGACAACTTTGGCGACGACATTGCCGGCACGCCGATCAACATGACGCACATCACGAACTGTTCGCAATCGCGCAACAATTTCACTGCAAGCGCCAACTCGTGGAGCAACATCTTCTCTGGTGGCGGCACCGGCGGCATTTATGCGTTTGACGACGGCACTGCGGGCGGACAGCCGACTGGGTGCAAGTTCGTCGACAACCAGATCTATGGCTTTACCGGCAACGGCATGGATCTCAACGGTTTGTTAGGTGCCGTGGTGACGGGAAACATCGCCAAGGGCAGCGGTGGCGCGGGTGTCTCGCTCTCTGTCGCCCAGGGCAACCCGGCCATGAACGGCGTGGCCGTTGCCGGCAATACCATCAACGACAACGGCCAGGTGACTTCGGGGCTGGTCACGCTGACATCAGCAGCAGGCACCTCGTCCAAGGGCACCACGACGATCGCCTTCGCCTCGACGGCCGGGCTCTCCACCGGCATGTATGCGCGGGACGTTGCCTTTACCTGCGTCATTCCCGGCAGCAAGATCGCTTCGCTCGTTCCCAACACGTCCATTACGCTCGACACGCCGCTCGGCGCCGACTGTACCGGCGCGCAGGCCTACAACTTCTCTCCCAAGTACGCCCGGCAATATTCCAATAATTCCGGTCTGTCGTTGACCTGCACGCCTGCGAGCGCGTCCTGCTCCTTCACCAACGTCGCCGTGATCGGCAACACCTTGGCCGACGACCAGGCCACTCCGACCCAGCAATACGGCATTCAGTTCTCAAACCTTGCGACGCTGACCAATGTGAACATCGATGCCAGTTCCAACAAGGCGTCGGGTAATGCCGTTGCGTCGATGTCGTCCTATCCGACCGCCCTGAGCTTCTCTCTGACATTTCCGGACGGAACGGTGGCGGGTGGTAACGCGCTGGGAAGTCAGGCCGTTGATCTCCAGTATCAGCGCGGCGCGGCCAACCAGGTCGCGTCAGGTGCCAACAGCTTCGCGGCCGGTCGCAATAACAACGTGTCTGGCCAAGGCGCCGCGGCATTCGGAAATGCTAATAACTGCTCTGGCGTGAACACGCTCTGTCTCGGCGCCAGCACTTCTGCCGTCCCGAACGCAATGATCGCTCACGCTTCCGGACGTTTTGCGACTAACGGGGATGCACAGAATTTCCGCTGGCACGGCATGGCGACGAGCGGGGGTCTTGCTGGGACTTATCAGTTGACCGCGGGGGGCGCCGCAGCGGCGCCCGGCTCGATCCTCTCGCTTTTGAACAATGTCGCAGCCGACATCACCTGCAATATGACGGTGCATGATGCGACGCCGTCGACTGGCATGTCGACGTTTACCATTCACACGGCTCTTGTTCGAGGCCCTAGCCCTGCGTCGACCGCTCTGCCGACCGGCGCGACGACGGCCTGGACGGCGGGCGCCTCGTCGGGCTCGGCGGTGGGCGTGGTATCGGCGCCGGCAATTGCGGCTGATACGGCCAACGGCGGCCTGAAGGTGCAGTTTACCGTGACGGGCACGATCGTCTGGCACGCCTCCGCCGACTGCTTCGGAACCTGGACGAATTGATAAGATGATGAAGAAGATTATAGTTGGTGTCTTCTGTCTTGCGCTGGCTGTCCCGGACTGTGCGTTTGCGCAAGGCGGTGCCAACACGGTTTACCCACCGGCCCAGATTCCTGGCAGCCTGGTTTCGGGCAATCTGGTGGTGGGTGGCCCCGGCCAATTGCAGATTCAGGATTCCGGCAACGTCCCGGTCAAGCAGTACATCGGCACTGTCAATCCGACCGGTAACGACGACTCGACGCAGGGCTATATCGTCGGATCGCTGGGCGTAAATCAGACCACCGGCGCGTTGTTTGTCCTGACCAATGCGACGGCCGGCGCCGCGGTCTGGACTGCTCTCAACGCCGTGCCGCCGACGACGTTCGAGCAGTCGATCGGCTGGGTGCAGGGCAATCTTGCTACTAACAGTACTAACTATTGTGCGCCGGGCGGTGCCGGCTGCGGTCCCAACCAGAATTATGGTATATTCGCGACCATCACCGGGACGCTGCAGCATCTCTATTTGCGGACGGCAGCCGCGCCTGGGACAGGCAATTCGTATATCGCGACTGTTTTTCTGGGCTCGCCTGGAGCTATGACGCAGACGCCGATCAGTTGCCCGATTAACGACACCAATCAATCCTGCACTGACTTGACGCATACGGCTGCAATTACAGCAGGGCAGTTTTGGTCGGTGAAAGTTGTTACTAGTACGTCCGCCGCAGCGACGGCCGCAAACAACATCTCTCTCGGACTCCTTCCTCAATGATCAGACTGATCACATGGCTGCTGCTGGCACTTTTGCCTGCGATCGCGCATGCCGGTGGCTATCAGGTGCAGGAGAACACGTCCTGGAAGAACCAGTTCGCCGGCGCAGTGCACTGGTCAACCCTGGGTGTCGTCGCCGATTCCACTACCGACAACACGGCGGCGCTCAACGCGCTACCGGTCAATACTCCCATTATCGGCGACTGCCCCGCTGGCGGCACGATCTATGCTGCAGGCACCTGGTTCTGGCGGAGCGGCTTGACGGTCTGGCAGCAGCCGGCATGCAAGATCGTGTCGGGCGTGACGACGGTCGGTCAATTCGCGATCGATGATCCCAATTTTGTCAATAACACCGGCAATGCCAATATCCAGTATTACGGCCTCTGGATTCACATGCAGACGCCGACCTCTCAAGTTCGCGTCATCAGGTACTGGGCCGACCATCTCAAGCTCAAGCACTTTCTGATCGACGGCAGTGGCGGTTTTGCGTTCCTGCGTGGTAGCGATCAGGAGGTCGCCTACGGTCATGTCGTCAACACGATCGCGGTGGCCGGTAATCCTGGCATCCGTCATATCGGCAACTCTCCCAAGGTGGCGACATCACCGGGAATGCATGCCAACGTCTATGCGCACCATATCTACGCGCAGACGGGCGACGCCAGCTTCCAGGCTTGTCAGCCTTTGACGACAGCGCTGTGGACGAATGTATCGACCGATGACCTCCTATACGAGAACGTCTCAGGCGTCAGCGGCGGCTCTTCGTTCCTGTTGGTCAATCTGCCCAATACAACCGGCTTCAACAACTTTACCTGCCAGAACGTCACTTATCGCAACTTCAATGGTGGCGGCTGGTGGGGTGGCCTGATTTGCAGCGGCGCGGAGAGCGGTCTGACCTCCAATATCCTGCTTGAGAATGGCACGTTAGATCAGAGCGGGTCCACAGCCTCTAACACTGGATCGTTGAATATTGGCAATTGGACGGCTGGGACAAATATTTGTAATTCGCTTAACCCAGCACAGAACATCGCACTCAGGCAGGTGACTTTTAACAACACTTATCGCCAGTCGGTCATAGCTACGAATACGCAAAACCTGACGATTGACAAATCGACGGTCAATGGCGGCCGCAGCTGCATCTTCAATGCCGTCGAGATCGACGGCGGCAGTGGCTTCTCGCTAACAAACAGCACGCTTCACGGCTGCACCAACGTCACGGTTAACCTGGGCGCCACCGCCGCGCAGACTGTGTCGCCGGTAGTCGAGAACAACACGATCACTGGCTGTTCCAACAACCTCAATTGTGTGTCGCTGGGCAATGTCACCGGAGCCACCGTCAGCGCCAACACGATCAGCGGCGGCAACGCCAACTCAAAAGGTATTGTGTTGAAGGCGAATCCGCAGGGAACGATCAATTCTATCGTGCAGAACAACGACGTGAGCGCCATGCCGGCGACGACGAAGATCGTTTGTGCGCCCAGTCAAGGCAACACTGTAACCGGCAATAACGGCGCCTTGGATTGTCCGCCGTAGATGAGCGACATCATTGAGTCTCCTGAAAAGAAACGTATCACCCGGATCGTCTGGCAGCCGCGCAGTCAACCGCAGAAGGATCTGATGGACTGTCCGTTCGCCGAGGTGTTTTTCGGCGGCGCGCGCGGTGGCGGCAAGACCGATGGTGTGCTCGGCAAGTGGGCTAAGAAGGAGCGCATTTACGGCCAGCACTTCAACGGCATCATGTTCCGGCGTACGACGGTATCGAGCGAAGACGCGATCGAGCGGTCCAAGGAAATCTTCCTGCCGCTCGGCGGCACCTTCAACGAGGGCAAGTTGCGCTGGAAGATGCCGAACGGCGGCCGCATCGGGTTTGCCTATCTCGACACGGTCGAGGACGCCAATCAGTACCAGGGCCGCAACGTCACCGACGCCTGGATCGAGGAGGCCGGCCAGTTTCCGGACCCGGCGCCGATCGATCGTCTGTTCGGCTTGCTCCGCAGCGCGCACGGCGTGCCGCCGCAGATGGTGTTGACCGCCAATCCCGGCGGGGTCGGGCAGGGTTGGATTGCGCAGCGCTACCGGTTGATCCCGTTTCCCAGGGGGCCGCAGATTGTTGAGAGAGCCAGAGCCAACGGAACGCGACATCGGATGGCAGTCATACCGTCGCGGATTACGGACAATCGGATCCTGCTTGAACGTGATCCTGGGTATATCGATCGCCTGCAGCTTGTTGGCTCTCCTGCTCTGGTGCGTGCTTGGCTAGAGGGCGATTGGACCGCGATCGAGGGGGCGTTCTTCCAGGAATGGTCGGAGGCCAAGCATGTCATCGAACCCTTTGCAATTCCCCGCGACTGGCTCCGGTTTAGATCGGCCGACTGGGGCAGTGCCCGACCTTTTTCCTTTGGCTGGTGGGCCGTGGCTGGCGACGACACTGTGTGCGGCAACCGCGTTATCCCTCGCGGCGCTCTGGTTCGCTATCGCGAGTGGTATGGTTGCGTTGCTGGGCGGCCGAACACCGGATTGAAGCTGCACGCCGAACAGGTGGGGCGGCGGCTGCAGGAGCTTGAGGAGAACGACGATCCCATCTCCTATGGCGTGCTGGATCCGGCCGCGTTCGCGGAGGACGGCGGGCCTTCGATCGCCGAGATGCTGGCCCGCGGCGCGCGCTATCACATCACCTGGCAGCCGGCCGACAACAAGCGGGTGTCGGGCCGCGGTCATATTGGCGGCTGGGACCAGTTGCGTGGACGGCTGGTCGGGCTCGACGACGGTCGTGGCCACAAGCGTCCGATGATCTACTTTTTCAACACCTGCCGTGACGCCATCAGAACCATTCCGGTGCTGCAGCACGACCTAACGCGAGTTGAGGACATTGACACCGAGAGCGAGGATCATGCGGCCGACGAGGTCCGGTATGCCTGCATGTCGCGGCCGTGGGTGGCGCAGCCGGTTGTGAAGAAGCTGCCGCAGATGTTTGATTACAAGCCGATGGGGTCGCGGAATGAAGGGGCTGATGCGCTGACGATATGATCCCCAACAACATCGTCCCCGGCATGGGGCAGGTCGAAACTTACGGCAACGTCGCATCGAACGTGCAAGGCGGCGATCGCGCCAACACGCCGCAGAGCGAGACGCAGACCTACTCGCCGGTTCAGCTTCTCAAAGCCCAGTTCAACCGCTATGCCTCGACCAAGTTCCTCGAGATCGAGGAGGCGCGGCAGGCCTGGTGCTATTACTACGGCCTGCAGTACACCGACGAGCAGATCCGGAAGCTCGAGAAGCGCGGTCAGCCGCCGATCGTGTTCGATCGGGTCGGGCGCAAGATTGACGGCCTGGTCGGCACCATCAGGCGCATCAGGACCGACCCGAAGGCCTACCCGCGCACGGCGAACGACGAGAACGGCGCGGAGGTGGCGACCCAGGTGGTGCGGACCATTCTCGACTCCTCCGGTTTTGAGGACATCGAGACCGATTGTGTGCGCGATGCCGCGGTGGCCGGCATCTGCGCCGCGGAGATGACGTTCGTCACCCATCAGACCGTCGACGACAGGGGCGGCGCGCAGGGAACGCTGCCGGGATTTGCCGGCGATCCTGAGATCGGTTGGCGCTACATCGATCCGCGCACGTTCTTCTATGACCCGACCAGCGTGCGCAGCGACTTTGCCGACGCGCGTTACATGGGCACCTACAAGTGGGCGACCCAGGACGAGATCGACGAAATCCTGCCGCCGGGGGAGAGCTTCAACATCTCCGGTGAGCCGCAGAGCGAGGTTTACACCACCTACGATACCGACCGCGAGATCCTCTGGACCGACGAGCGCAACCGGGTTCGCCTGGTCGACCATTGGTACATCAAGAACGGCGTCTGGCACTGGTGCCTGCACATCGGCAGCCAGGCGTTGCAGCAGGGCACAACGCCGTTCTACGACGATCGCGGCGTCAGCCTGTCCAAGTACAAGGCGTTCTCGACCTTCATCGATTCCCGTGGCGATCACATCGGCTACATGCGCCGGCTGAAGGGGCCGCAGGACGCCATCAACCAGCACAGGAGCAAGGCGCTCCACATCATGAACACGCGCCAGATCGTGGTGAAGCGCGGCGCGGTCGAGGAGAACGGCGGTATCGAGAAGCTGCGGCGCGAGGCGGCGCGGCCTGACGGCGTGATCGAATATTCGGGGAATAAGGACGACATCCAGGTCATTCAGCCCGAACAGGAGTTCCTGCAGCAGACCCAATATTTCCAGGACGCCAAGCAGGAGATCGAGACCTTCGGCCCCAACCCGGCGCTGTTGGGGGACATGGGCGCGGCGGCGAGCGGGCGCGCCTATGCGATGGCGCAGCAGGCGGGACTAGCCGAACTCGGTCCGTTCTTAAAGAACTATCGGGCCTGGAAGCTCGACATGTACCGGATGAGTTGGTGGGCGGCGCAGCGTTACTGGACATCGGAGCGCTTCCTGCGTGTCACCGACGACCAGGGCATCGCCCAGTTCCTGCAACTTAACATGCTGCAGGTCAACCCGATGACGCAACAGCCTGTCTTGGTGAACGCGCTGGGACGGCTCGATGTCGACATCGTGCTCGACGAGGGCAAGGACACCGAGACCGTGATGGGCGATGTCTACGATGTCCTGATCGCATTGGCGCAGTCGAAGGTGCCGGTGCCGCCGGCGGCGATCATCCAGGTCTCGAACCTGCCGGGTACCGACAAGAGAAAGCTGATCGCGATGCTGGGCCAGCAGTCGCCGGAACAGCAGATGGCGCAGCAGCTGCAATTGCAGGGCGCCCAGGCCGAGGTGCAGGAGAAGCAGTCCAAGACGGCGCTCAACGTCGCCAAGGCGCAACATGCCTCGGCGCAGGCCCGGCAGCCGCCGCACGGTGCCGCCGGCTTCGAAATGCCGCCCGAACTGCAGATGGCGGACCAGATCGCCAAGACCCGGCAAACCCAGGCCACCACGGTCGAGAAGCTGGCGCGGGCTCAGCATCTGGCGACGGCGGCCGCGCACGACCGTGCGCTCGACGTGCATGATCGGCTGAAGGACCTGCACGACATGGCGCACGACCGGCGCATGGATGCGCATCAGGTGGCGATGGATCATCACGACCGCGGCCAGGCGGTCGTCGAGATGCTGTTAGATGCTCATCAGCAGCAACAGCAGCACGAGCTGCAGCGACGGCAGATGGAACAGCAGGCGCGGCAGGTGAGAAGAGAGGAATGAGAGATGGGTGGGCCACGCTATATGTCGTATCCACCAAGCCAGGGGGAATCGCCAATGGCTCGTGGCCAGCATCCGGACATCTCATTGCCACAGTATGACAAGTGGTTTCACGATCACGAACCTGGGACGGACCAAGACTTCTGGTACGACCCGGAGCGACATGGCGATCTCGGCGCCGCACTTCAGCGATACCCGAGAGGTCTGATGCTGGATAAGGAAAACGTGCCGTCGCAGCCGCTTCCTGGCACTCAGATCTATCGCATCCCTTGGACTGACGACGGACGGCATATCATCCTGCCGTTGGATGAAAGCATTCCTGTGAGCTGATACTGATGGGACCGCGCTACACGTCTTATCCGCCCATCAATGACGAGCCTGCAATACCTCAAACCAATTTCGATGCCGCCAATGCTGCGCTCAAGATGACGCCGCAGGAGCAGGCGCTTTATCAGCGTCACTTGTCCAATCTCTACGGGGCTGGCGGTGTCGATAATCCCGATGGTTCGCGATCATCGCTCTATCAGTCGGTGCAGGAGCACAATGGACGTTTCTACAATGTGCCGACGGTTTGGAATGGTCAAATTTTGACGGAGAAGTTCACGAATCCTGCCGGCAAAGTGTTTGACGTGCCGAATGCGACGGCGCTCGCGAATATCGCGAGGCTCGGGTGGGACACGTTTCCGTCTTATGCGACGCCGGAAGAAGCTGATACGCGCTACTCCAAGATGCACGACTACATGGAGCGCGACACGGCGGATTATCTCCGTAGTCGTCAATAATTTCGGCATTTAGTTTCGTCCGCTGAGTACGACAACTCAGCCTCGCATGCCACTGGCGACACAAGTGGTCTCGTTTGTCGGGCGCGATAGTCCCGATGGAGACTGACATGGCAGAAGAAAGACCTACGGACCAGGTGTCCGGGGCGGACGACGCTGCGTTGTTTCAGGAAATAACGGCGCCGGGTGCGACGGCGGATTCGCCAGAACCCGATACGCCGTCACCTCCAGAACAGCCGTCGCAACCACCTCCACCGCAACAGCCAGGACAGCCGCAGTCGGCAGGGCAACCGCCCCAGCCGGACGGCAATATCCCCTCGGCGCGCTTGCGGGAAGAGGCGGATGCGCGGCGCAATGCGGAGCGTCGGGCTGACCAGTTGCAGGCCCAGGTCGAAGCGCTGATGCAGCGTCTTCAACCGGTCCAGCAGCAACAGCCGAAGCCGCGAACGGACATTTTCGACAACCCGTCCACATTCGTGCAGGAAGAAGTCAACCCGCTGCTTGACCCGCTCAATCAGCAATTGACGCAATTGCGGGAGTTCTATTCCCGCAAGGATGCTGTGCGCGAGTTCGGATTGGAAAAAGTCAACGAGGCATTTTCGGCGATCGAGAGCGGCTTGCGCAATCGAGACCCGGAAGTCGGCGCGACCTATCAGCGGATCATGCGCTCCATGGACCCCTACGGGGATCTGGTGCGCTGGCATCAGCAGAAGGCGGCTTATGCGCAGATTGGTGGCGATCTCAATGCTTACAATCAGCGTATCATTCAACAGGCGATGACCGACCCCAGCATGCAGGCCGCGTGGCTTGCCGCAACACGTGGTCAGGCCCCGCCGGTTGCGTCTCCCGCAAGGGAGCAGCCTCGTGCGTCCAATGGTCAATTTGCTTCGCCGCAGTCTCTGCCGTCCATTGCGAGGGTTGGCTCGACTGCACTATCGCCTGACATGCAACAGCAACAGGACGATATCAGCGACAGCCAGCTCTTCGCGGAGACCACGAGCCGGTCGGCGAAGAGACCTCCTCGATAAAAGGAATCGATAGATCAAACTTCGGTCCATCGTGGTCCGAAGTTACTTCGCCTTCCGGCTGACCGCGGAGTCGGCCGATGGCCTTCACGACTAACCATCCATATAATGAACTCATCAAATTCCGCAGGCAGGTCTTTTACGACTTCCTGCGCGCTTCACGTTTCGACCCCTTCATGGGTGCGAACTCCCGATACCCGATCGTGCGGCTCGATGATCTCGCCGCGGACGGCAAAGAAATCAACGTTCCGCTCGTCACGCAACTGACCGGTCCGGGTGTCGGTGCCGGCGTGCTGCGCGGCAATGAGGAAATGATCGACTCTTACGGCTTCCCGATCTGGGCCGATTGGGCCAGGAACGCGGTGGCCAACAACAGGGCGGTCAACAAGGAGTCGTCCTTCTCGGTTCGCTCGACCGCCCGCGAGCTGCTTCGCGGCTGGGCGCGGCGGATCGTGCGTGACGATCTCGTCGACGCCTTGCTCGCCATCCCCACGGCAGCGGTGCCGGCCGGTCGCCTGACCGCGCCCGGCACTCGCGTCAACGGCGTGAAATGGTCTGCGGCGACCTCGACGCAGCGCGATACCTGGATGCTCGCGAACTCCGATCGCGTGCTATTCGGGCACCAGATCTCGAACCTGGGGTCTACGTGGGCAGGGT